ATCGTCGTGGATAGCACGGCCCAAGAAGGCGCCACCTCGGTTGCAGACGCGAAGGCTCGCGGTGATGGCGTCTACGCCCACATCATCGACCCCCGCAAGATCCTGGACTACAGCGTCGATGATCGCGGCGAATTGAACTGGATTCTGATCGAGGAAAGCTACCGCGACGACGAAGATCCTTTCGGTGACATCGAGCCGGTGCGCCCTCGTTGGCGACTGTGGGACAAGACATCGTGGACCCTGATCGCCGAGCGCGACATTCGAGGCAAGCGCAAGTCCCGCACGTTCGAGATCAAGGACACAGGCACGCATGACCTGGGTCTGGTCCCGGTCATCCTGCACAACCACATCATCACGGACGAAGAGTGGGCCGCACCGGGGATGATCGATGACATCGCCTACCTTGATCGGGCGGTGGCCAACTACCTATCGAACCTCGACGCGATCATCCAGGATCAGACCTTCAGCCAGCTTGTGATGCCGGCCCAAGGCGTGCTGCCGGGCGACGCGAACTACAACACGTTCATTGAGGCTGGCACCAAGCGGATCTTCACCTTCGACGGCGAGGGCGGCATGGCCCCCCAATACATTTCGCCCGACGTGAAGCAGGCTCAGTTGATCGTGGACATCATCCAGAAGATCATCAACGAGATTTACCACACGGTCGGCCTCGCTGGTGAGCGCACCAAGCAGGACAACGCCCTGGGCATCGACAACAGCTCAGGCGTGGCCAAGGCCTACGACTTCGAGCGCGTGAACTCCCTACTGGCCGCGAAGGCTGACAGCTTGGAGCTGACCGAGCGTCAGGTGTATCGACTGGTTGGCGCATGGCATGACGACGACCAGATCGATCCGAACAAGCTGGTCCAGTATCCCGACAACTTCGACGTGCGGACTCTCTATGACGAGTTCGACATTGCTGCGCGCCTGATGCTGATCGAAGCACCGGACGAGACGCGCCGCAACCAAATGATTTCCGTCATCGAGAAGCTGTTCCCCATGGTCCCGGACAAGGACCAGAAGGCAATGCTCGATGAACTGAAAGATTGGCCGCCCGAACCCGAACTGATGGGCGATCAAGCACCGGCACCTGGCGAGAAGAAGGCGACGGCTGATAACCGTCAAGGCCAGGTGACCAAGAAAACCGAAACCCAACCGGCGTAATGCCAAACCGAAAGAGGTAAACGATGAATCGATTTCTGCGTCTCGCTCGTCTGCACAAGCTGATGGATCAAGCCGATGATGGCTCTGGTCAAGGCAAGGGCGGCGGTGGCGGTGGTGCCGATGATGGCAGCAAGGGCAATCCTGGCAACGACGGCAAGGGTGCCGGTGACGATGGCTCGGGCCAAGGCAAGGGCGGCGACGATGGCAAGGGCGATCCTGCCAACAAGGGTGGTGCGGGCGTGAGCGACGAGGTCGCTCGCCTGGTCCGCGAAACCATGCAGCGCAAGGAGAAGATCGAAAACCTGAACAAGGAACTGGGCCCGCTCAAGGAACTGGCGGAAGCCATCAAGGGTCTGGGCGGTCTGGAAGCCATCAAGGGCCTGGTGAGCGAGAAGCGCACCGCTGAAGAACAGCAGCTTGAAGCCAAGGGCGAGTGGGATCGTCTGAAGGCTCGCATGGCTGAAGAGAACCAGCGTGTGGTGGCTGAGAAGGACGGCGAGCTGGCCAAGGTCAAGACCCGTGCCGACGCCCTGGAAGCCCAGATCAACGAGCTGACCATCGGCGCCGCCTTCAACCAGAGCAAGTTCATCCCGGATTCGCTGCTGCTGACTGCCGCCAAGGCCCGCGTGGTCTACGGTTCGCACTTCGAGCTGGTTGATGGCGCCGTGGTGGCCTACGACAAGCCCCGTGGCGCGGCCAACCGCACGCCGCTGGTCGATTCCACTGGCACCAACCTGGCTTTCGAGCAGGCCATCCAGAAGCTGGTGGAAGCCGACCCTGAGAAGGACCAGATCCTGAAGTCGAAGGTCAAGCCTGGCGCCGGTTCCGAGAGCCGTCGCGAGCAGGGCGTTCGTCGCGAAGAGCAGGGTGAGCAGACCGGCATCGACAAGATCAAGGCCGGTATCGGTGCGCTGGGCTTGAACGTGAATAGCGGCAAGCTGTAATCAATATTGTCAGTCACTAGTGATTCAATAGTAAGTCACTAGTGACTTGACATTTTGGCGAATATGTGAGAGTATTCGTCCCATCCAATCGGTGACCAGAGAGACCTAGGGCCGAGAAACCACAAGTTTTTCTTCCCAAGGAATCTGAAATGCCATTGCTGAAAGCTGAGGCAGCCAAGCTGTCTCGTGATCAGATGGTCGCTGGCGTGATCGAAGAGATCATCGAGCGCGACGATCTGTTTGCCCTCCTGCCCTTCGCGCAAGTGAACGGTAAGGCCTACGTTTACAACCGCGAAAAGACGCTGGCTGAAGCGGACTTCATCGATCCGAACGAAACCATCGCTGAGAGCGCATCCGAGTTCGACCAGAAGGTCGAGACTCTGCGTATCCTGGCTGGTGACCTGGACATCGACAAGTTCCTGCAAGCCACTCAGAGCGACACGAACGACCAACTGGCTACCCAAATCGCCGCCAAGGCCAAGGGTGTCGGTCGCAAGTTCCATCGCACGCTGGCTCGCGGCAACGCTTCGACCAACCCGAAGGAATTCAACGGTCTGCCCCAACTGGTCGCTGCCTCGCAGTCGATCTCGATGGGCACGAACGGTGCTGCCCTGACCCTGAGCGCCCTGGACGAGCTGCTGGACGCTGTGCCGAACGGTGCTGACGCAATCATCATGCGTCGCGGCACCATCCGTGCATACCGCAACCTGCTGCGCGCCCAGAACGGCAACGATGCTGTGATCCAGATGCTGCCCGAGTTCGGTCGCCCGATGCTGACCCACAACGGCATTCCCATCATCATGAACGAGTTCCTGGCCGGCGACGAAGTCCAAGGCTCTGGCACTGCAACCTGCTCGGTCTACGCCGCTCGCTTCAACGAGCTGGACGGCCTGCACGGTCTGTATGGTGGCGACAGCGCTGGTGTGGTGATCGAGAACATCGGCACCGTGCAGAACAAGGACGCGATCCGCATCCGTCTGAAGTGGTATGTCAGCACCGTGCTGAAGTCCACCAAGTCGCTGGCTCGCCTCAAGGGTGTGACCAACATCTGATCGACAAGTAAGTCACAAGTGACTTATCATAAGGCGGGAGCAATCCCGCCTTTTTTATTAGGACTGACGAAATGAAACTGAAGCTGACCCAACCCGGCTACGAGACTCTGACGGGCCTGTTTGGCTACAACGAGTTCAAGGATGGCCTGTCCGTGAGCGATGTGGCTGTGCCTGATGCGATGCGCCTGGCCGCGATTCTGCAAGTCGAGTGGGAGGACGGCACGAACCCATCCGCTGGCCAAGCCTACGAAGACCGCAAGAGCGCGCCGGCCCCGGTGGTCGATGACATGCCCCGCCTTGACCAGGACGACGCACCGCAGAGCCCGGAACCGGAGGCTCAGTTGCCCCGCTACACCAAGACTGCGCTGGAAGTCATCGCTGACCAGCACGGCATCAAGGGCCTGCGCGAGATCGCTGATCCACTTGGCGTGACTGCCAACTCCATCGCCGGCCTGATCGACAAGCTGGTGGACGGCGGCTTCGCGAAGGCAGAGTAAGCATGGCCAACGTCGCAGGCACCAGCATTGAGCTGACGATCAACCTGAAACACCCGGATCACCCGGAGTGCACGGTTGCGAAGGCTGAATACCGCATCGTTGACGAAGCGGGCGCGGTCATCACTGACTGGACCTTGCTGACGGGGGCGATGCTTGGCGCAACGTCCTCGCTGATCGTGGTGCCTGCGTCGGCCAATGAACTCCCCGAAGGGCAGAGCAAGGCTGCGCGTGAAATTGAGGTCTGCGTGACCTCCACGAGCGGCTTCGAGTATGTCGTAGGCAAGACCTACATCATCACCAGTCACGTCGGTGAGCTGGTGCCGGGCGTCAATACCGCTGTCAACCTGGCAGGGGCACAACTGCTGTCCACAGATATCCCCAACACGGCGGCATGGGACGCTGCCAGCCGCGAAACCCGAGTGACCGCGATGATCGAGGCATACGAGCGGCTTACCCGCCTGCGCTTCGTGGACTGTGGCTTCACAGGGTCGCTCGCCGATCTTGAGCCTGGCGACTATGCCCGGCTCGATGCCCGTGTTCGCCGTGCCATTGGCCTCGCCCAGCTCGCTGAAGCCGACAGCATCATTGCCAACCCCGAGGGGGACCAAGATGACCGTCAGGGCGTCTTGATGGACTCTGTCGGGGATGTGACCCGCACCTTTAAGACGGTGCGCCCTGTTCAGCTTGCTGTGTCGAAGCGTGCGCTTGCCTATGTCTCGCGCTACGTCGATGTCGTGAATCGCATGGTGGCCCGCACATGACCCCCTTTCATGACTTCGCGGCCCGTCAAGTAGAGGGGTTTCGCATCTTCACAGCATCGGTCGCCGGCCTGCGAGCCGCCGCAAGCGCGGCCGGCCTGAGCATTCCCAACCCATCAACGAAGCGAGCCATCAATGAGCTTGGACGCAGCTACGTCGCCAGTGTGCGATACGAGGCTGCGCGATTCATGGCCGATCACCACGCTGAGGGCGCTGGGGCGCTGGCCGGCCGGGCAGATGCTAGGTTCGAGGCCTCGATGCACGCGGTGACTTCGCTGGTCAGTCAGATCGTTGCCAAGAGCAATCGAGAACTGACCCCAGAGATGGGCCTATCCAAGCTGCTGCAAGGCCATGCCGGGGCGATTGGTCTGCTGTTACAGAACCGCGCCGCGCATCCAACCTTCCAGGTCAAGGACACGTCGGGGCGCACCTGGGAGGCCGGGAAACTCTATTCGGTTGTCATTCGGGACTTCGCCTACCAAACCTACATCGATCACCAGTTCGCTGAGGCAATGAGCGCAGGCGAGGCCACCGTCGAATCCAGCGATGGGACGACATACGACCTGGCCGGCGACTGGGTGGGCCAGCGTGACGTGGACTTTCACATCAATTCGACCAAGGTGCTTTGATGCCGCTCTTTCGACCGAACAACAAGTGCCAGGTCCAACACACGACTGGCTTCAATGAGTATGGCGAAGAGGTGCTGCAGACCGCAGCCACGGTCCCATGCACCTTCCTGCAGTTGCGTGAATCCACTGCGCCAACCCCCCTCGGCAACGAGAGCGCAAGTCATGGCGCGGTGAAAGAGATCGTTGCCAGCTCCCGAATCCTTTTCCCAGCGATTGTCGATATTCGAATGGGCGACAAGGTGACCGCTGCCGGCCTTGAGCTGCGCGTCTATTCCATCAACAAGAAGTTCGACATCAAGGGCCGCCTGGATCACCAGGAGGTCGAACTGGTCGCGTGGGGTGATAAATGAATGTGAAGCCCATCGCCGAATATCTGGCCGCACAGGGGTTCGGTGTCCTCGGAGAGGATATTTTCATCGGCAGCTTCCCGGCAACGGTGAAGGCTGGTGTTTTGGTCCGGGGCGGTATTCCAGCGCCATTCGTTGATCCCAACTTGCCGGGCTATTTTGTGGGCACGGTGCAGTTCATTGTTCGGGGTGCCAAATACGAAGAGAGCCTTTTGAAGGCTACTGAGATGGCTAAGAAGCTCAGCATCAACGAAAGCACGCTGGGTGGCTTGCGAATCAAGCAAATGTATCCAACATCGCTGCCGGCCGGTTTCAATCTATCCGATGCCGGATTCAACGAGTTCTCGTTCAAGGTGGCCATCAACTTCGTGGATCTGACATGGGTGTGAATGTCCAGGGCGTCGAAGAGCTGATGTGGATGCTGAAGCGGGCAGGTAACAAGGCAGCAAAAGGCGCACTCGATCAGATGCGAAAAGAGGCCGAGGATATTCGGGATACCGCTCGCCGAATGGCGCCTGTCGATGAAGGTGATCTGGAAAAAGCAATCGTCACCCGGGAAGTAGGTGGCGGTCGCTCGGAATCAGGACGATTTACGTCTAAGAGTATCGTCATTGAGGTAAATGGCGATATCCCTGCCGGCGTTGATAGGGAAGGTCGCGTTCGCACGGTAGGCGACTATGCCTATTTGATGCATGAGCACCTGACGCCCTACGGGCATTTTCGACTTGGCCCTAAGTCTCAAGCGAAGCAGGCCGGCCAGAAGGAAATTGTGGGCGGAAAGTATTTGGAGCGGGCTTTAGAAGCTAAGCAGGATGGTCTTGTGGACCGGGTAATTGAGAGGGTGAGACGCGAATTATCCAAGGATTGAATAAATCCTAGGTTTGTGTTAGATTGTTCGCCATCAAAAAGTAAGTCACAAGTGACTGACTTTACCTTTGCAAAGGATTTGAAATGAGTGGAATGAGTGATATCAAGAACGTGAAGATCGGCGTCTGCAAGGTCTTCTTCGACGGCGTGGACCTGGGCTTCACCCAGGGCGGCGTGGAAGTGACTGTGGAGACGGAAACCCGTCAGGTGAACCTGGACCAGTTCGGTCAGACCCCGGTGAACGAGTATGTGATGAGCCGTAATGTGACCGTGAGCGTGCCCCTGGCCGAAACCACGGTTGAGAACCTGGCCATCACCATGCCCGGCGCCGTGATCAACGTCCTGGGCGGCACCGTTGCAACGGGCAGCGTGTCTTTCACCGCTAACCCCGTGGTCAACGACACCCTGGTGGTCAATGGCTCGACCGTGCGTTTCGTGACTGCCCCTGCGGCTGTCGGCGACGTGCGTCTGGGCGCAACCTCGGCAGATACCGTGGCCAATCTGGTCGCCTACCTGAACGACTCGACGGACCCCAAGATCGCCGCTGCCGTTTACTCGGCAACCAGCACGACCCTGAA